AGCTAGAAGGAGCTGGCGATGCCCGAGGCGTAGTCAACGCGGTTCTCGCTATCGACCAGCAGCTGGGCGGTCAGGGTGCCCAGGGTGGGGTTGGAGCCGACCACGTCGTAGTAGGCGCGGACATACCGCTGCACACCGCGAGGCAGAGGGACATCGACCACCTTGGTGTTGGCAGCCAGGCCGGCCAGCAGCACGTTGACGGTGATGTCATCCGAGGCCGAAGAGAAGGACGAGTTGTCGTCGCTCTGCAGCTTGATGTTCATCGAGGTCAGGGTGTTGAAAGCGGCGACCGAATGGACGACGAACCGCAGGGTCTCGCCATCGCCAATGCCGGCAACCAGGGTGTCGATGTAGTCGGTGGAGGCGGCGTCGGCGGTGACGGCCTGGGCCGTGCCGAAGACGAGGAACTTGTCGGTGATCATGGGCAGCGCCCTCCTTGAGCGCGATTGAGAAGGGGGTCGCCGGGGTTTTCAGGCCCCGGCGCCGGTGTCAGGAAACGGTCGCTTCGGTGTCGGTCAGCTGGTCAACGGTGCGGATCGGGATGCCCCGGAAGCTGTTGACGAACTCACCCTGCACTTCGCGCAGCATCAGGTGGACGTTGGTGTCCCGGCGAGCCTGCAGGTCCAGGGCGGTGGAGACCGTCCGGTTGCAGTAGATCACCGGCTTGACCCCGTTCATGTTCGGGATCTTGTGGTAGGCGGTAATCAACTTCTCGATCAGGTTGGCGGCCGAGGAGTTAGCCACCAGGGCGCTGACGTCGATGTTCGGGATCCGCACCACATAGCGCCAGTCGCGAACCGCCAGGCCGACCCGCTGGACGAACTTGTCCTCGTGGGCGTCATAGGGGTTGTTGTCCGAGTCATAGACCGTGGTGTTGTCCTTGGTCGTATGCTCGAGGCCCGCCACGGTGTTCTTCGGGTAGACGCCGTGAACAGTGCGGTCGCCCCAGCAAACCATCCACATCGAGGTGTTGTCGGAGCCCGAGCCACCGCCCGAGACGACGTTTTCCCAGCTGTCCTGGCTGCTGTTGGCGAACCACGGCGCCAGGCCGGTGAAGCCCTTGGGGTCGGTGTCCTGGTTGCCGTAGAACACATCCAAGGCCACCTTCTGGGCCATAGCTTCCATGAACGCGGAAGCCTCGGACAGGCGGAACGCGGCCGGGTTGGGCTGCATGTTGACCAGTTCGATATCGACGGCAGACCGGCCCTCGAGGATGCCGCAGGCGAAATCGACCTGGCGGGTGGTGGACTTGCTGCGGGCGACACCCTGGTTCAGGGCGCGGTAGCCGACGGACGGCAGCGAGGTGCGAACCGTGGTCCGGTGGCCGGTCGGCAGGTTGCCCTCCAGGAACGGCATGTCCGTGTAGATGGCATTTTCCTGCGCCAGCATCTCGATGATGGTGGCCATTTTGTCGTCAGGGTCGACGCGCTTGCGGGCATCGGCCAGGTTCAGCATGGTGCTGGTCAGAGCAGCCATCGGTTTATTCCTTTCAGGTTTGCGACTTCATGTCGGGGTAGAGTTTTTCCCAGTTTTCCTTGGGCCTGGGTGCGGCGGCGTCACCGCGAACGAAGCTGCCTTCGCTGATCATGGTGCCGACCTTCCAGAACATGCGGATCACGTCGGGATGGTTGCCCATGCGGGTGGCGGTGAGCAGTTCACGCAGGGCCGGCGATGCCACCGCATCCCGGGCCTTGGCGGCCAGGGCCATCTTCGGGCCCATGACTTCAGGCGGCCCACCGATCTCGGGGTCGGCGATGCTCTCGGCCTCCCACTGGGTGGACAGGCGTCCGAGTTCAGCGATCTGGGCCTCTTCGGTGGCGGCGGCATAGCGGGCGGCGATCTTGGCCTGGAGTTCAGGCCATGCGCCGGCCAGCTTGTTGGCCTGCTCATTGTCCAGGCCCAGCTCTTTCATGATCGGCGAGACCAGCTCGAGGGCCTCGGCGTCCACCGCCTGGCCTTCCGGCAGGCTGATCTCGTAGACCTCGGGGACTGCAGGGGCTGGGGCCTTCTCACCCTCCCCGGCCTTGTCCAGCAGGGTTGCCGGATCGGCGGCAGGATCTGCAGGTGCGGCAGGCGCAGGCGCAGGGGCGCCGGCCGAATCCAGAAGGGTCGGCGCGTCGAGGATGCCGTCAGTGGGTGGTGCGGTGGTGTCAGTCGTCAGGGTCATGGTCAGCCTCTCTGGGGGATCTGGTCTGCTCAAGGAGGATCTCGGAGAAGGCGCGGGGATCCGCTGCCTTCAACTCCCGGAACAATTCGAGCCCCAGCGACCTACGGCCCTCGCTCCAAAGCGAGGCGCCGCCATCGGCACTGCGTGACGGCTCTAGGATATGTGCTTCGCGCAAAAGCCAACCCATCAAATTGAGAAAGCCCTGCTGTCGCATCAGGGCCTTCAGGTCGTCGCGGCGGCGCTCGGCGGGTGTCTTCACTGGCGAATGCCCAGCACCCCGGCCAGGGCAGAGTTGGGCGAGGCGTCGGTCTCGGACAGCAGCTTGCCCGCCGCAGCGGCCTGCTGCAGGGGCTGGGCTGAAGCGGCCATGGCCTGCATCTGCTGCTGCTGGGCACGATTGGCCCGCACCTGGGCCACGTCCTCGTCGGATCGCACGATGCCCGGGGGCAGACCCTGGATGTCGGTATACTCGTCGAGGGCCTGATCGAAATCGATCTTGTCCAGCACCTCTGGATTGACGGCCGACAGGTTGCCGGCGAACGCCAGGGACCGCTCGATGGATCCGGCCGCCACCGCCCGCTGGGCTTGGGCCAGGATCGACACGAACTGGATGTCGAGTTCCATGCCCTGCAGTTCTTCCGGGATGGCGCCCCGCAGCTGGTCATCGTTTCGCAGCAGGATGGCAAAGCCCCGCTCGACCGCGACCTTCAGGTGTTCATTCTCAGACCGCTCGACCACCGGCCCCAGCTGCAGCATCTTCTCGGCGTAGCGTTCGTCGATCTCGCGGGCCGTCACATTGGACCGGGTATCGCTGGCGATCAGCATGAAGAGGTCGGCATAGTAGTGCCGCTGGACCTCGGCCTGTTCTGCGTCGATGTCGCCGCGCAGGGCGTTGATGGCGTCGGGCCGGGGCTCATAGACCGCCCGCATGGTGGCGGCGTCGGAGCTGTTGACGAAGTTCACGCCGTTGGCCTGGGTCAGCACCCCATCGCTCTGCAGGCTGGAGGGGGCTACCAGGGCCGGCCGTGCCAGCTTGTCCACCACCTCGGCCTTGCGAAGCTGCAGCAGCTGCAGGGTCTTGACGTGCGGCCTGGCGTCCATGCCCGGCGCGTTGCCATAGACGTTGGACCCGGTGACGTCCCAGCGCGGCGCCCAGAACGGCTGCTCCTCGAAACCCTCCTGCGCCAGGACGCGCTCGCGGTCGTCCCCGCATTCGAAATAGGTGGACCGGAACAGCATGTTGCCCCGGTCGCGCTTGGTCGGATCCCGCTCACGGTTGGGTTCGATGGCGTGGACGCACTCGACCCAGGCGTCCAGGTTGCCGGCGTCGTAAAGGTTTTTCACAGCCGGGCTGACGACCTTCCAGTCACCGGACGGACGGACGAAGCGACCCACCATCTGGGCGACCGTCATGTCGCACTGGCGGTAGAGGGTGTCGGGCTCGCCCATGTGGTTCAGGGCGATGTAATACTCGCCGATGGTCATGGCATGGCATGCGGCGCCGTTGAAATAGTCCTCATACATGAGGCCTGCCGCCGTCCCGAAATGCCCCATCTCGCCGTAGTTGGTGCGGCTGCAGGCGTAGAAGCCCGAGGCCCGGATGACCTCATAGAGGCGGCGCTCGACCGCTCCCAGCCAGACCTTCACTGCGGCGCTCTCGCGCAGGGCCGGGTCTTTCGTCGTCAGCCGAAACCACGGCCGGCTGGCCGGGGTCATGCCCGAGGCCATGCCGTTCTGCAGGGTCCGGCCCGCCTGGATGGCAGTGGCGTCATAAATCCGCCCGTTGACCTTCTCGCCCTTGTTGGTCGAGGTGGATCCGGCCCTGGCCGTTCCCTTGGCTGTCAGGAACCGCCCACGCCGAGGCGCACAATGCTCGGCGATCTCGAGCCAGTGGTCGTCCCAGGATCGGCGCTCGGCCTTCAGTCCGGCGAAACGCTTCTCGACCTGGGTGCGTAGGGCTTTGGGTTCCAGCACGGGGTCACTTCATCATCGTCGAGGGAGGAGGCGCCGAGGCCATGCTCGAGCCAGACATGGGCGGGGTCGCCGGCTTCTTGCGTTGCTGGTTCTGGAGCGCAGACGGGATCAGCCCGGCCATGCCCATAGGTTTGTTGTTGGTCAGGGAGCCCAACAGTCCGGCGGCGGCACACATGGTCAGGCTCCCAAGAGGGTCTTGCCGGCCAGAGGCGCGGCGGATGAGAGGCCACGGGCCCCGGTCATGATGGTGCGTGCAAAGCCAATGGCGCGCCGACGGCTGTCGGTGTCAGCCCCGGCGCCAATGTCCTGCGGCGTCTTGCCCGGGCTCGGCGTCTTGGGGATGTCCGGCTTCATACACATCAGCGGGCCTCGACGGCTGAGAACGGGTCGTAGTCAGCGGCAGTCCGGCCGCGAGCTTCCTCAATCGTCCGGTGCTTCGGGGCCACGGGGAAAGCAAACGACAGTGCGAGGGCGTCGGCGCGGTCAGGCGATGCCAGACCCCGCTCCTTCATCCGCTGCTTGCGCTCGAGCTGGACGGCCTGGCTCTTCAGTTCGATGGTGTATTCAGGGCCCACCAGATCGTCGTGCAGCTTCTGGTCAGCCGGGATGGCGCCGCCCTTCAGCCAGGCCCGCATCGAGGCCCACATCTCGGCCCGCTTGTTGGCGACCTTCATGCTCTCGTTGCCAAACTGGCTGGTCGAGGCTGCCGATCCGAAGTTGACGCCGGTGACCTTGTGCCGGGCAGACCGCAGGATATCGATCACCCCGGCGCCGGTGGGCCCGCCCTCGTCGATGAACACCGCAGCAGGGCGGTAGGCCAGGATCAGTTCCGCCATCTTGTTGGCGATCAGGACCGTGTCCATCTGGCGCATGTAGACCCAGGGGATCGACCTGGCGTCCCGGCCCCGCCTAAAGGCAATGACGGTTTCGTCGTCGCCGAAGCGGGCCGTGTCCGCCGTCATGATCAGGGGGCTGATGCTGTCCTCGCCCACCTCCCGGATCGCTGCAGCCTCCACCAGGGACGATGGGATGAACTGGCTGGACGAGGCCGAGGGGAACTGCCCCAGCACCCGCACCCGCACGAAATCGGAATCGATGCCCTCTTCCTCGACCCAGCGATTGAGCAGGCCCTTGTTGGTGATCCGCACCGACCGGCTGTCGATCTGGGCCGTTGACCACGAGCCGCGCCGCTTGCCGAACAGGGACCGGAAGTAGCCGGTGTTCTGGGTCGGGTTGGAGAACGCGACCATGATGATCTGCGTCCCCTGGTCAGTCAGGGCGCCCATCACCGTTTCCCAGATGATGTCTGCGATGGCCGAGGCCTCGTCGAACACCACCAGGATCCGCTTGCCCTCGTTGTGGAGGCCGGCGAAGGCTTCGGGATTGTGCTGGGACCACGGGATGGCGTCGATCCGCCAGGTGTCGGCGTGTTTCGGATCTGCGCTGAAGATGCTGGTCTTGGTGCGCGTGAACCAGTGCCGGCAGATCAGGAGGCCATACCATTTGGCCAGTTCCGGCCAGGTCTTGGTCCGCAGCTGGGGCTCGGTGTTGGCCGTCACCAGACCACGGGTGTCTGGGAAGGTGGACATGGCCCAGAGGATGACCCAGCAGATCAGGGCCGACTTGCCAATGCCGTGGCCCGAGGCTGTGGCCATCAGCATCGGCATCCAGTCTGAAGGGGGAAGGTGGTGCAGGGCCTTGAGCCGCTCGCCCATCTCTTTCAGTCGGGCGATCTGCCACTCATCTGGGCCAGCCTGGGTCGCCAGATCCGTCCCGGGCTCGCCCCATGGGAAAGCGGCCAGCACAAAGCCGAGGGGGTCGTCGCTAAAGCTGCCAATGAAATCGGCTAGGTCGGCCTCGATGTCATCCATGCCGACAGGATGCGGTGCTTCGGGATCAGCCAGCGATGGCTCGGCGCCGCGCAGAGTCCAGCCGCTCGGCCAGGTCTCCACTGTGCGTCACGTCGGCCTTGATCTCGGCCGGCAGGATCTTGGCCAGCAGCATCAGGAAGGTCTTCGGATCGCTCTTTGCGACATTGAACAGATACTCCTCGCCGCCAGCCTGTTCAAAGGCGCCGATGATGGCGGCCTTGAGGATCTGGGTGC